CCCATGATCTCACGGCGGCGGTAGCTGCTGTCGTCAACAGTCAGGACTAGCGGCTTTCTGTCTGGTCTGATTATGGTTATCTCGCGGGCCATCGTTATCTTTTGTGGTAAAGATAACAATAAAAGTGCTTACGATGTAATCACTGATATCCAAGTTAATATGATTGTTTATAATTTGTCGGCCACAATGGTGAATGTCACCGAGAAAAGTATCCACGCCTCGCCATCCGCCGGCACGAAGTCCTTGACCTGGGAAGACCTGTAATAGCATTGCATCTGACGGCCAGAAGCCGAGACAGTGAGAGCCCTGAGCCCTCTCTGCGTGATGTCGGCTCTGCTCATGTCCGCCCGCACCCAATCGTGCAGAAATGCATCGTAGTTACGCCACAGGTACGGAAGTGAGGCTGCCTTCATGTAACAGCTAAGGGTCATGTCGCGCCCCTTTCTTTTCACTTGTGCCCCTCCGTCGTAGATGCGTCCCCCGATCGTGTCTATATTCCTCTTGAGAGCTTCCTTGATGTCCGGCCTTCCGAGATCCTCCGAGATATGGTCGTCCACTACGCGGATGCCGTATGCGCCGAAGTCAACCCCGTCAAGCTCGTACTGACCGCCGATGCCAAGACCCGACATCGGCACCATGTATTCATAGCCGTAGAGAGGGTAGTCGTCGGCAAAGCGGACGGAGAAGGAATGAAGGTTGCCGTTCACCTGCGTTATGCCTGAGTATGACAGAAGACGGAGCCTGTAGCTCCTTCCGAGGATGACAGCGTCCGCATACACCTCCTTCTCAAGAAGTGCGCAGAATCCGTTGAAATCGGCCTCAGAGCCGACGAATCCGAATGATATGACAAAGTCCCTTCCCTCGAGCACCGGAAGCGTCAGATCGGCCTCCAATCCGTCCTCCTCCGGCCAGTCGTTGGTGTCCACCTTCTTCAAAGCCGGGTAGGAGAGCAGGTCGTTAAAGCCTTCCTTCGTCACGAACACGCCGTACGTGTCAAATATGTCTATGCCGTTTATGTGGAATTCCCCTGTCATATCCTATACTCCCTTGATGTTGACGCCCCTGTCCCTGATGTCCTCGATGGCGGACTGTATCCTCGTAAGCTTGCCGTCCATGCTTCCGGTGTCCTCATGGATGCCCATCACATGGCTCAGTATGCTGCCTGCCTGGCTCCTGAGCATACGCATGTCCTCCGCCATGGCCTTTCCTGATTCCATGATGGAATAGGTGTGGCTCTGAATGGCTGTGGCCCTTCCGTTCAGCTCGTCCACGCTGTCCTGCGACGCGGTGGCTATGCCCTTGGATGTGGCTTCGCGGGCTGATGCAAGATCGTAGTCCTGCTCCTCCATCATCTTCACCCAGTCCTCTCCGGCAGAAGTGATTATCTCGCTCTTGCTTTTGAGGTCGTTCATCATCTCGGCGTAGATGGCTGCAAATCCCTCCGCGTCACCGCTTCCGAGCGCATCGCGCAGACGCGCCTGGTAGTCCTTCTCTACATTGTTGAGCACCTCCGTCATTATGAGTTCCGAGAGCATCTGCTGTCCAAGCGCAAGGATGGTCTCCGAACCTTTGTCGCGGAACACATCCCATGCGTCCGCGCCCGTGAGGATGCCGTCGAAGATGGATTCGCTCAGGCTTGACGCCATGTTCTGCGTGTAGTCGGATATGATGCCGTCAAGTATGGCTATGTTCTCGTTGATGAGCTTGGTCTGCTCCACAGCCTGCTTGAGCGCGTCGTAAGCCGTGTCGTAAGCTCCATTGGCTTCTCCTGCATAATTGGCGAGAGCAGCCTCCGCTTCTGCGAGCTTCAGGGAGCCGTCCTCGTTGAATATCTCAGGATACACGTCCGCGAGAGTGCGAAGATCCTTCTTGCTCATCTGCACGGTAGTGTCCGCAAGGCTCTTGGCCACGTCCGGCATCCATGTTTCAGTGCTGCTCAGGAACCCATTCTCCTTCGTGTATCTGTATGCCGTGTAGTTGTCTCCATAATAAGCCTTCCATGCCTCGTTGTACAGCCTGTAAGCCTCCTTGGCCTTGGCGAGAGTGCGGTCGCCGAAGATGCCCGAAAAGTCAGTTTCGTCAAGCGACAGCCTTAACAGTTCCAGTTCCTGATTGTAGTCCTTGAGCGCTGCCTTTGCCTTTGCTTCGGCCACGGCAAGCTCGGTAAAGTAGTTGACGAGCTGCCCCATGAGCGAAGATATTCCGCCCACGATGGCGCCTATCCATCCGCCCGACGCGGCTCCCTGAGCCACGGAAGAGAGGACACTACCCGCCTGCATCAGACTGTCGGCCATCTCCCTGATGTGCGCGTCACCGCTGATGTCCGCGATTTCCTCCATTGCGGAAGCCGCCTGCATCAGACTGTCGGCAAAAAGGGTTGCTCCCGCACCGGCAAGATTCTTCTTCAGCGCTTCCTTGGTGGATTCGAGGTCGGATGCAGCCTCCTCCTCGGCGGCCTTGTTGCCGTCTTTCTGCGCCTTCTCGATCTTGTCGTTGTAGCGCGATATCATGACGGTCTTGCGGAGAACCTCATCCCATGACGAGCCCCATCCCCCGAAGTCTATGTTGTCGTATGCGTTCTGAAGGCCGTTGATGGCCTCCTGTAGCGCCTTGAAGGATTCAGGATCGGCTTCCTTGTCAAGTTCCAGCAGCTTCTTCTTTGCAAGCTCTATGGTGTCCAGGATGGTCGCCTTCGTCATCTTGGAAGGGTCGCGGAAGATCTTCTGGTACGCCTCGTCATACACCTGCGCCAGGGCGTCCAGCTCCTCCTCCATCTCCTTCTCGAGCATCTTGATGTCGTAGTCCTTCAGACCCTCGGCCATCATCTCCTTTCTGTACCTGTCCTTGATGGCCTTCTTCTTCTCTTCGTAGTTGCCGTAGCGTTCAAGATAGGCCCTTCTCGCTTCCTCCTCGGCCTCTATCTCTGCCATGATGGCATCGCCCTCGTCCTTGTGGAACTGCGCGTAGAAAGCCTCCTCATCCATCTGTATCTGCTCGAGACCACGGTTGTACGCCTCCTTGGCCTGCATGCCGAGCTTTTCATACATATCGAGGACATCTTTGTCAAGGGTGGTCTTGGTCGGCTTGAAGTCATACTCCTTGCGGTTCTCGTCCTCTGACAGCCACTGCTGCTTCTCCTCCTCCTGCATCTTCTTGAGCATGTCGGCCTTCTCCCTCTCAATCTGCTCGACGGTCTTCCTGTACTGGAGAGCCTCGGCCGCCCTCTGCTTGTCGTAGCCCTCCTCCATCGCCTCGATCTCGCCTTCCGCTATCTCGATCTCGAGGTCAGCCTTGGTCTTTTTGAGGTCTTCGGCAGCCTTCTTTGCCCTCTGACGCCTGTTGTAGGAGTTCCTGAGCTCCTTTTCGCTCTTTGCCTTCTCCTCCTCGGCATCCGTGGTCACAGTCGGGTCCTCGACATAATTTCCCTGAAGGACGGCCACGTACTTCTCCGCCTGCCTGATGTTGGCGTTGATCTGGTCATATTCGTCCTTGAGCTTGAGAAGGGTCTCGGCGCCCTTGACACCGCCATATCGCTTGTAGGCCGTTTGATAAGCTCCTTTATATATGAATCGGTCCTCTCCGGCGTCGTATGCCTTTTTGGCTGCCGCGACATACTCACGTTCCCGCTCTATCTGCTTGAGCGCCTCCTGATTCTCGCGGATCTGCTCTGTGAAGCGCTCCATCTGAAGCGCCTTGTACTCGTCGTTCAGCGCCTTGAGCTTATCGGTGTCTATCTCCAGGGCCTCGCCCCATTCGTTGGCCTTGGTCACCGCCTCCGGGAAAGATGACGCGAGGGTGTTGAGCGCCTCGTTCATCCTTGCCGTCTCATCCTTCGTCAGCTGCGTCTTTCCCTTGAGTGTCTCGTATTCGGATATCAGCCTGTCGTTCTGGGTCACCTTGCCTGTGCTCTCGATGGTCTCGTTCAGCTCGGCGGTGTAGTCTGCCGCCGACTTCGCGTTCCTCGTGTATGCCACGAGGGCCGCACCTGCCGCCACGATGGCGGTGGCGATGAGGACATAAGGATTCGCAAGCATCGTCCTGTTGAGCAGCTTCTGAGCCTTTTCCGTAGTCACCAGCCAGCCGTAATGCAGGGCTTCCATCTTCGTGAGCCTTCCTATTCCGGTCGCCCTTATCGCCTCGAGAGCGGTGACGGCCATCGTAGCGGCCTTGTATGTTCCGTATGTGGCCACTATGGCGGCGATCGCCCTGCCGACCTTCTCGTAGTTCTCCACGAGCTTGCTTGCCATTCCGATCGCCTGGCCGAAGGCGCTCTGCGTCGTCTTGCCGATCTCGTTCAGCATCATGTCGAGCGAGTCCTGGAGATTGGACCACTGGCCCTGCAATGTCTTCGACTGCTCCTCCATCAGGCCGTCATACTCGCCTCCGGCACCGCCGAGAGCATCGATTGCAGCCTTGAATTCCTTAGCCCCGACCTTTCCGGCAGTAACATACTCCTGCACCTGATCCGTCGCTATGCCGAAGTGCTCGGCCAGCTTGTCAGCGAGCGCGATACCCCTTCCCATGAACTGACGGAGGTCCTGAGTGTACATCCTGCCCTGGACCATCGTGGTACCGTACAGGTATGCGATGTCACGCAATGGGGCGCCGACGGCAGACGCGATGTTTCCGAGCGTTGTCAGTGTCTCGTTGACATCCTCTGCGGCGATACCGTACGCGATGAGCTGCTTGGCCGTGCCCGACACTTCCTGAAGACCGAATGGCGTCGTGGCCGCAAGATTGGTGAGCTCACCCATGAGCTTCACGGCCCTTTCCTCGGACTTCAGAAGCACCTTGAAGGCCACCTCGAGCTGCTGGAACTCCGAACGGACCTGGAAGATCTTCTGCCCGAACTGCTCGGCGGCCGCTATCGAGAACATCGCGGCCATACTTCCTGCCACCTTCTTCGCTATCCCGTCGAGCTTCTGTCCCTCCTTTGCCGCATGCGTGCCCACCTCACTGAGCTGAGCCTTCATCTTCTGTACGTCCCTGTTGAGCTGGGCGAGGTCAATGCCCGCCGTTATGTTCATTGGTCCCGATGTTTCTGCCATTGTCGTCTATGCTGTTATACTATTTCTCCTCTGATTATCGCCCTGAGCTTCTCCCTGTTGGCCGGATCGTCTGCATCCACAACCTCCTTGTTCTTGTCCTTCGGCGGCTCGTACGTCGGCAGGACAGCGCTGTACATCATCAGATTCTCATAACTGAGATCGTGGATGACATAATCAAACGTGAGGTTGTAGGACTTGCATACGCCCGCCACTACTGCCCAGATGCTGTCGTTCGCTTCCTCTTCTTTTCTTCTTCGCCCACCTTCCTTGTCGGTCTTGTCAGATTTACCCCTTGGAGGAAAGTGGTAACTGCGAAAAAATCCCTCACCTCCAGCGAATGGATGAGGCCGACTATCATGTCGAAAACCTCTCCGGCCGTATATTCCTTGAGTATCCTTGCCGATATGTGGTCCTTCAGCTTCTTCCTCCTGCGGAACGGCCACCATCCCGGGGTCTTGTAATCTTGGTCTATTCCCTTTTCTCCCAGTATGAGGATGGCGCAGATGTCTCCGAGGAAACGGCAGTCCTTCGCATTCTTCAGGCATACATTGATGAGCTCGTCATCGCTCTGCGGCTCGAACGACAGATCCTCCGGAATCCTGCTGATGGCTTCCGACAAAAGAATCAGTGTACCGAGCGTCGGTCTCGACACCTGGTACACTTCATCACCGAGCCTCACCTCCTTCTTCCTCTGGAGGATGGCTCCCGCTACTTTCTGTTCGATAGTTTCCATTTCGGTGGTGTTTGTTGTGCCGAAGCGGGACTCGAACCCGCACCTTCCGGGCCACCTACCTTCACCCGGACGTTCTTCCGTTAAACCAGTCGGCTTGCCGCGTTTTCACCCGCGGCGGGGTCAACGCTGCTACTGCGCGGTGTACTCCTTGCAGATCTCCTTGTCGGTGCCGTTCGGCTGGACTCCGCTGACGGTGAGGATGTCGAGAAGTCCCTGGTCCTCATCCCAGCCCTTGTTGACTGCAATGTTGCACTTTCCGAACTGGATGCCGATTGCCTCCGGATCTTCAGGAATCAGCCTCATCGCGTAGTCTCCGGTGACGATTCCGTTTACCACCGGGAACTTCGGTGTGGAGCCCTTTGTACGGATGATGGATGTCTCGAGAGTGTAAGATGAAGGCATCTTCTTCGAGTCCACATCGTTGCCGCGGGCATTCTTGAGCTTCTTGGTCTCTCCCTCCTCGGTGTTGAGAGTGGTCGAGCCTTCAAGGAGGATGTCCGCCTCGATGGTGATGAGTCCCTCTTCATTATCCCACTTTCCTACTGGAGGGACCTCATTGGTTCCGAGGGGTACGAACTGGAGCGTCGGAGCTCCCCATGATGTACTTGCCATGTTTTTATACCTTTTGAATGTTAATGAATCGAATAGTATCTGTAAGCCAGACGGATGACGACAAACGACTCGCGCCTCTCGTCGTTATGCTGCGACCTGATGGTGCCGTTCTGCGTGAACCTGTAGTCGGATCTGTCGGCGGTCCAGGAATCCACCATTCTCTGCCCGAGCGCTTCGATCTCCTCCAGCCTTGCGCTGTCCGGCACGAATGCTCCGTCATCGAACGGTGCGATCTGCGGTACAAAGACATTGATGGTCACGACACCGTCCTGCATCTGTCCCATCTCTCCGGTCGTGAATATGACCGATATGTCCTCCGCCTTCGAATCCCTCGGGCGGGAACCTTCACGGTAGATCTCGCCGCTGACGGACGCAGCAAGCTCGCTGTCCCGAATGAGCGCGATGATGTCGCCCACTATCTCTGACGCTGTCTTCTTCCTGATCATTTCCTGTTAACTGTTGCCTTGAACCCCAGCCTCTTGAGCAGTCTCGGTACCTGTTTCTCAGCAAGTCTTTGCGCGGAATCAGTGACATTCAGACCCATGTCATTCACATACACGGCGTAATTCATTCCGGCTACCACTATCAGGGCGAGGTGTGTGGGATACATCCGGGCCAGTCTCTCAGCATATTCCTGTCCCGTTGACGCACCTTCACCACCTTCCTTGACTACCTCGAAGGATGAGCTGTCGATGATTCTCCCCCTGTCAGACACCACGTATCCGATCGAGCTGGTGAGGTTACCGGTCTGATCGGTGTACTTGTGCCTGTCCCTCGCCTCATTCACGCACTGCTCCCCGATGTACATCAGCACCTGAACAGCCTGCTTCAGGCGGGCGTTGATGGCCTCGGTAACTGCCTTGCCGATGGCGGCGTTTGAGAGAGACATCCCCATGGTTCACTCTGTTGTCAAATTATCAATCTTGTCTGGCATACCGCCGCGAGTTCTTCTATGCTGATCACCGGCGCCTCGGCCACAATCCTGTCACCCCTGTACAGACGGATCTGCTCGCATTCCTCGTCCCATCTGCCCTCTATCAGTATCTCGTAGGAAGCCGTCTTGTTGGGCTCCCCCAAGGACTTTGACTGCAGACTCAGGTGGACGGGGCGGAACTGGCAGAGAACAGGACTGCCGTAGTCTACGGAAGGGGCAACAGGATGGCGGGTGACAGGATCTATCCCGCCTCCCGTCTTCCTGATGGCACATATATGACCGTTTGCGATGATCATAATCTCGAACCCTTGTATCCGTAAGTCACTTCGGAACCGGAACCGTCCCCGGCTTCGCCATACTTCGCGTATATCGCCTCGGACTTCCTCCTGAACATATTGCGCTGATCCTCAGTAAGGGAGTATGACTGCCCTCCCTGAGATATCGAAGGCGCCGCGAGAAGGTATTGCATGACATCGGCGGTCGCGAGCTTATACTCAGCCGACGCCATTGTCTCTGATGAAACCTCGTCATTGATGTTCAGCCCTCTTGCAACGGCTATGCTCTCAAATGTCCTGGGCGGTATGGGAAAGGCGCTTGTCGCCGCGAGTGATTCCAGTACTGTCATGGCTTGACGGTTTTAATTACGCGTTTGTCTGGTCCGCCTGAAGGACGAACACATTGGCTCCGTTGTCGATCACCGGAAGCACGAACGCCTGTCCCGAAGTGTACTCGGCGAGCGAAGGCTCGTTCATCGAGTACTGTGAGATAAGCACGTGTGATCCCGACTTGCTGTATGACACACCGGCAACCGGATTAGCCTCCTCGACGAGGTCAGAGTACACAAGGCGTCCCATGTTCTTGGCAGGGATACCCACGACGTTCGCCTCGGCAAACGGAGTGACTTTCTGCTTGGTGCCGTCAACCTTCTCCACCTGGAACTTAGGCGAGATGTACTCGAATGTAGCGCCGAACTCGTCCTCGAGTGCGTCGAGCATTCTCTGTCTTGTAGGCACCACGAGCTGAGTGTTGGCTGTCACCACCTGGCCCATGAAGTTGGCCGCGAGCTTCTTACCCTGCACGCTGTTGCGGAGGTAGTCGAAGTACTTCTTTGTGAGGATGACGTGACCGATGGTCTTGCCCTCAGCCTCGGCAGCGTCGAACATCTGACGGATGTCGTCCACCGGAGAAGCGTTAGCTACGCTGCTCCAAGCCGATGTGGTTGCCTTGAAGAAGTGCTCGGCCTTGTAGCCGAAGTCCACGCGGATAGCCACGCCTTCCTTGTCAGGATGGGCCACAGCCATCTGTCCTGTAGAGAGGCCCTCGAGGAACATGATCTCCTTGCGGATATCCATGCCCTTGATGCATCGTGTAGGGAGCTTGAGCAGCTTTGCGGCGATCTCCGCCTCCTTGCCGCCCACGCGCTGGAGGATCTGAAGCTCCTTGAGGTCCTTCTCACGGAGCTGATACTTGATACCGAGCTTCGGGATCTCGCCCACCGCCTTGCCGAATGTGTCGCGTGACTTGAGCGGAAGGCTCGAGTCCATTGTCACGAGGTCGGCGGCAACGACTGATTCGTCATAGTCGGCCGATGTCCATGTGAGGTCGTTCGAATACTCCTCAGTGAGCATTGTCTTGTGGAGCAGCGGCTGCTCCTTCTCCTCACCGTTGATCTTTTCTGTAATCTTCTTGATAGTACCTGCCTGGAAGTACTTGTCAATGATCTGTGCGAATAATGATGTAGTTCTCATTTCTCAGTCCTCCTTTTAGCGGTACATAAACTGGATAAGCGGAAGACCTTCCGCGATTGCGTCGGTCACAGGGTAAGGGCTTGCAGCCGCATTTACCTGTCCGATGGTCATGATAGGCGCGAACGCCTTCTTTGCGAGCACGTCTGTCTTGAGTACACCCACATACTCCTGTCCGGACGTTGCGGCGGCATACGCCTCTCCGCTAACCGCGAGCGGAAGGTAGTCGCCGGTTGCCGTATCCTTCACGATGACGTGACCGGCCTTAATGACATCCCCGGCCCAGCCCTCCACATTGAGGCTTCTTCCGCCAACGAGGTCGCCGAGGTCCCTGATGATGACGATTGACGACTTGCCTGCGTCAACGCCCCAATCGGTCTTGTTAAGATTCACTTCTGCCATGATCTTTTAGAATTAAGAGTTAAAACCTAATTTCCCGAGCACGTCGTCCACCTCCTTGTCCGACGCGGCCTTCACATCCTTGTTCTTGCCGTTCGTCATAGGCGGTTTGAACGAAGCGCCCGAAGCCTTGTTTTCGCTCACAAGACCTTCAACCTCCTCTCCCACCTCGCTGAGTAAGGTGTCAAACTCCTCGTCACTCAGGCTGTCGTAGCTTGTGCGCGCGTAGGCCTTCTTCTGAGTTTCAGTGAGTCCTTCGAGGATCTTGTCGAATCTCTGCTTGCGTCCTTCGGTGACCTTCCCCTTCTTGAGCGCGTTGATCTCGTCCTGCATAGCCTTGTTGCTCGCGATCAGAGCCTTCGCCCATTCCGGGGCATCATCCTGCTTGTCGAGTCCGTCTTTTAAGTCTTCGTCCTCATCCATGACTTTCTTTCCGTTCTTGATTCCATGCTTCTTCTCGTAATTCGAGATGGCGGTGTTCGCAGCCTCTGTGGCGCGACTGTCGCCGTACATGTTCAGAACATCCGAGAATGACACCCCCTCCACTGCGGTTGCGACATCCTCCTCGCTTGTCGTAGTCTTGGCCAGCTTATCTGCAATCCTACCTAAGATTTTTGCATCGACCCCCTCAAATTTGGCTTTCAATGCTTCTAAGATTTTACCTTTCATTTCCTTATGGGTTTACACATTGGCAAAAATATACAAAAACATCGCAAAATGTTTATGTCATAAGCATTAAGTTATAAACTATTTAATCTTGCAATAAAGCGAAAACTTTAAATTATTTCGGCAAAAATGTTGTTATATTAAAATATATGCGTATCTTTGCAACGTAATATTAAAATAAACACTTTAAGGATTATGAAAACACGTTACGAAAAACACCACGATCAAGGAGTCATGTGGACTGTCGAGTTCTACTTCAAGCGAGAGACCGGCCGAGCACACATTGTAATCAAGTACATCAAGACCAAGGAGGAGGCGATCGCGCAGCTCGAGGCTCTTGTGGCCGCGCACAGGGATGAGGCCAACCTGGAGATCTGTTGCATCAACAAGATCACGACACAGATCTATTGGAGATGTGAAAAATAGGGAAGATCAGGAGAGAATGCAGAAAACTCACAACAAGAATACAAAGGACATGACTTACTTCATTTGTTACAACGCAAAATTTATTGCTTCAAGAAAGAGCCTCAAGGCTGCTGTTGCTTTCATAGATGCAAAAGGCATCAAGGATGATGAGAACAACGAACTCTATATTACAGATCAGCAAGGCAACTGCTTTTCTGCTGATGGAAACAGAATGGAATGGATATAATACACCAGGGGAGAACGCAATATGATTTGGATTAACGGAACGGTCTTCCACGAGAAGCCGACATCATGCGGGTGCTGTCCGTTCTACCACTCGGCCAGCACCTACCATTGCCCCTCATCCGACGGGGTGTGCATGCAATTCAGGGAGAACCACAAGTCCTACATCAACCCTCCGAAAAGATGCCAGAAGCTCTTTAACAAGGCGTTCAGGATGCCGGAAGGCTCTCAGCTGGTAATAGTGGTCAACGATTAACTTTAAGGCACTTTAAGACATGAATTTGATAAAGATAAGATTTTACTACAACGAGGACATGACCCGTTGTGTCGAGGTCCAGGAATTTGACAGCCGGTCACGCGTCACAGTGTTCGCATGGGCGATGGTAAACGGCCTTGTTACAAACTTAACCCCGCTGGTGAGCTACGATACCAGGAAGAAAGGGAAGGCGGCTGCAAAGTGGGCATACCGCAAATATGTGCAATCCAATACAGCGGAGGTGGTATGAGCAGGATAAGCGTATCACAGGCCATTGAGGTCAAGTTCCACGAGACAGGGGAGAGCGTGCATTTCGGAAGCCTCGCCGCCATATTCGAGGTGTACACTCCCGCTGAGGTCGGTTGCACATTGAGGACCTTGTACGGAAAACTGAAAAAAGAGGGCGGTTATGCAACAAACCGCTGTTTTATTCGTAAGTATAATATAAACAGGCTAAGACGCCGTTAACATTTTATGGTTATGGAAAACAGATATGAATTGGGCCAAGATGAATTGGGCTATATGTATGAGTCGGCGCAATCCCGCATGGCGGCTCATCCTGATTTCGCGAAAAGGTGCAAAAAGGCGGTTGCGGATTGCACCCACTTTGATAATGAGCAGGACGCCTTGCAAGCGGCAATCAAACCCTCAAGGGAAGGGGAATTTGACTATTACTGTCAAATATGGGCCAAAATAGAGAAAGACGAAGAGTTTTACCGCATCTCAGACTTTTGGATAGTTACCGGCGATGTGCAGATACAGCAGGCCGCCGAATACATAGGAATGGCTCTTGTGTATGACAATGCAAGGCTGCAACGCATCTCTCAAGAGAAAGCGTAAATGATAATGCGTCATAGGTTTAAGGCTTCATAGAACATGAAGCCTTTTCTTATGTCTTCTTAACGGCGATTATCGATCTATTCCATATAACCATATAGTTAGGACCGTCGCAATACATGCCATCATATCCTAAAGCGCAGGCATAGGTATTTGGATTCATTCCAAACCTCGCTTTCTCGGCAGTACTTAATTTCCGATACTGATCTATCAGGTCGCTTTGCTCAATGATCTTTGGAACCCTTGTGAATGTCATCTCGGATATTGTATGCCTGCCATGACCATAGCTTATACTGCTGTCGTATGCCGACCGCTTGTTGCTTGCGTTCAGCGGATTCAATCTGCTACCATCCCATGCTGACGTAGCGACATACATGCCATCACCGTAGACGCGACCGCCTGGACCATTGAGCTCCAGCTTGTCCGCCTTCCAAAGCTGAGAGGCGAACTCCTGACTCGTCATATTCGTGCCCTTGAATGTCGTCGGGTTGACGGTACGGTAAAATACCTCTCCACAGGCCTGCTCCAACTGTCTGAACTCCTGCTCTGACACCAACTTGGCCGGCGCGTCGAATCCTTGCATTCTTGCAACATTGTTGGTGAAAGTACCTCTGTATGGATCTTCCGACACCATATTCGAGACGTCGATGCTTGAGGCGATGTCCTTTCCGACCGCTCCTCCCTGATATTCCGGATTCAGGGCACCATTGGTGCTGCCGCCTCGCTTGATCTGATTGGCTATGAGCTTCTGCTGCTGCTTCTCCGCATCCTCGACAGCCTTGCGCAGGACATCGAAATCATTGCTCTTTATTGCCCCCTCTATCCTGGCCAGATAGCCCTTGTATGTCGTTGATCTGGTCTTGAATGACTTAAGTGTAGCAACCTTGGACACCATTTCGTTCCACTCGATCTTCCTATTCACCTTTCGGATCTGCTCTGTCAGCGCATCCTTGATGATATCCTTATGAGTGTAGGTGATGGTAGGACTTGTCAGCTCGAAATTCAGCTTGTTGCGCAGGTGCGCCAGATCGGCCTTGTCAAGTGAGGCATAGCTGTACTTCTTCATCCATTTGTCCATGACTCCACGCAGCTCGTCATTGGCCTTCACCACGTCATTCATCGAATACTTCTTGGCTGCCGCTATTCCGTCGTCTATATACTCAAGCGAACTGAGCTGCTTGCCGATTCCCTTGAGAGCCTTCGCCGATGTGAGTATCGCCTCCATGTCGCCTCCCCTGAGAGCCTTCTCGAGCTGCCATGTAGGGACATCGGAGATGCCGGACATGATGCCGAGCACGCTCTCGCCGTACTTCCTCGTCGCCTTCCTGTCGTGCCACTCCTTGCGGATGGCCTCCTTCTGCTCGTCCGTCTTGAACTTCTGCTTGCCCTTAGGACGGTACTTGTCATAGATTGACAATCCCTTGTCGATGTCGCCGTCCTTGAAGTTGTCAAGCACCCAATACGGCTTGCTTGCGCTTCCGGCAATCCTGTCGCGGTTCGTCTTCACGTACTCGTCGAACGCCTTCGGAGGCTTCTCCACCTTGTTCTCGGAGCCTCTGTCCACCCCGTCCAGATCGCGGAACAGCTCGTCCTCGGTCTTGAGCACCGAGGTAGGGTAGCAGCGGCACAGCGGATGCCATCCGGTGAACTTGAACGTCTTCGGGTACAGTCCCTGGAGATCGTCGCAGATATCGGTGAACGGGACGCCGTTGATCGTGTGGTTCTTTGACAGGTTTATCCTGATTCCCACCACGAAGTCGAGCTGATTCCATCTTACATGATCCGCCGACCTGTAGGCGATGTTTGTCTCCGTCGCGGCGAGCCTCCTGGCGTTCTTGTATGACGAGCGGTACACTCCGCGCCCCGGATGATACGCCTTTGCAGCCTTGCTCAGCACCAGGTTGCCGTGCTTGTCGCGAACCCTCCTGAACAGCTTGTTCGGCTCCCTCAGCTATCCCCTCAGGTCCCTGCTCATCTGGTCCGCCGACCTTCCTTCACCCAGACCGAGATCCAGTCCGAGCTCTATCTCCTGCTTGAACTGGTCAGTGTATCTCCACACCCTGTCGGAAAGGTTCAGGCCTTCCGTCTCGCCCCTCACTTCCTCCCTGCGCCTGATGAACTGCTCCCTCGCGTCGTTGTTGTTCATGTAGTAGCGTTCCAGGACCTCCTTCGGCATCGTCTCCCTGTACGGTCCGAGAAGCCTCTCCGTAAGCTCGTCGTTCTTCTCGTTGGCGAGGTCCCACTCCGCGCGGCATCCGTTCTCCACCACACCCACGACCTGGTTGTGCAACTGCTTCAGCATCGCGTTCACGCGGTCCCTCGTCATCGGGTAGTCCGAAAACGCGAACACCTTGTCCGGATTGAAGCCCCTGACGATGGCACCTATGCTGGCCGCCTCGGTGACGGCCGCCGCATAGATGTCGTCTATCTTCTTCGTGATCTCGTTCACGCGCTGCTCGTGCAGAAGGTCGTATTTGCTTTTCTTTGCCATCTTCCTGCCGTTTTCTCATCCCAGAGGCACAACTACATGCCGAGGGCGTCAATGGCGCCTTCCTCGGCGATTCTCAAAAGCTCCGCATCCACGTCATCGACATAGTCCAGCCTCTCTATTGCGGTACGCTGGGAAATGAGCTGCTTGCCTCCGGCGAGCGTAGACATCTTGTTGATCTCTTCCATCTCGTCGTTGATCGCGTAAGGCGTGATGACATTCTCGACCTCGAGCTGGTCTATGACGCTGACCCATTCCGGCCTCATCTGCTTGAGGAACGCCTTGACCACATTGACCTCCCTGTCGAAGAACTCGAGCCATCTTCCGCTCTCGTCCTTGACCTTGAGCTGGGCGTCGATGAACATCTGCTTCCTCGCCTCGCCGGACATCGGCGTGGTCTTCATGCTCTCGTACGACCAGTCAGGAAGCTGGAGCTGCGTGAAGAACATCTGACGGAGCTCGCCGACATAGTACTTGAGGTTCTCTATGGCGGCAGGCCATGTGATGTATTCCAGGCGTGCGCTTGACGGGAGTTGCATCACGTCCTTCGCCGCCTTGTCCACATCGGGAGAGTCGCCGAACTGTACGGCGTCATCCGCGAAGCATGCGATTATCGGCCTTGAGTTCTCGCGCAGGTAGTTTCCGTTGCGGCTGAGCGCCCACTCGATCTCGTTGACAAGCGTCGTCGTGCCATCCCATACCGGTGTAGGGCGCCAGACGTATATGGCCGGGATCTTGCCTATGTTTATCTCCTCGTCAATGTCCACATCCCATCCCTCGGCGTTGTTCCATCTGATGTGCCTCTCGGCGGTGAACGCGTCGAAGTAGGTGATGTCCTTGCCCGCCTTGTTCCTCGTGTACTCAACGCTCATCGCCACCATGTCGCCGTATTCGTCGAAGAGAGGATACAGCTTGTCGCCGAGCATAGGCGAGAAGTTGAGCGCACGCATCTTGAGCTTGGACGGGAAGCCATACACCGAGTTGTCCTGCATGACGCCATACCACATGGTCATCACCTCGCATCCGGCGAACAGCATGCGGCCCCTCTCTATGTTGAGAGAGTCGATGCGGCAGCGCTGGAAGATGGCCTCCAGAGCCTCGGCCACCTCCTGCTGCGTGGCGTCGCCGGTCTTGGTCTTGTACACTCGCTTGACGGGGATGCCGAAGCAGAGCTCGGTGGTTCGCTTGACTGCAAGACGCTGGTAATCCACGGCCACCCTTGTCACCGGAGTGACGAGGTTGCCTTCCCCGATGATGTCAGGGTATCTCGCCTTGTCCATCACCTCGTGCAATTCGGGGTCATACTCTCTCCTGAGGGCCGCCCATGCCGGAACCTCTATTGACTTCTGCTTCAGCTCGGCGATTTTCTGCTCGGTCGCCATGTCCGATGAAAGGATATCCTTGATGTCCATTATGCTGTTTTTATTGGTTAAACTATCTGTGTGCGAGCCTTGCGAGCTTCTTCAGGTCGACAGGCTTCTTCATTCCTCCTAAGATTTCGCTGATGACGACATACCTCACCGCGTCGATGGCGTGGTTGAATGCGTCGATGGGCTGGTTCAGCCACCTGCCTTCCTTGTCCTGCGCATAGGTGTAGTTGCGGAACTCCTTCTGCACGTTGCTCGAGCGCCTCGTTATCTTGATCTTGAACTCCAGCATCTTCGTGATGCCCGCCTCGACGGACCCCTTGAACTTCTGGACCGAATGGACGTTGATGCCGGCCCTGTACACCTCCTGCACGAGCCTCGGGTCAGCGGACTCCGATATCACCTTGAGGGGGTCCAGCGCCTTGAGCTCACGTATGATGTCGCTTGTGAGCATCTCGGTGCGGTAGCACTTCTCGTCGATGTAGAGCGTGTCGTCCAGCAGTCCCACCTCCACGATGGCCGTAGGGTCGTTGGTGTATCCGAGGTCCATTCCCAGCCACCTCTTCTTGACGTGCTCGGGAATGTGGTCTATCTCCTCGTAGGACTTGAATATGAGTCCCTCGACCACAGCCTGGAGTCCGAGTCCGTAGATCCTCCATAGCGATTCGTTCTTCTCCCTGAGGCTCTCGATCTCCTCCACGATGGACTGCTCGAGGAACACATTGTCCTTGTAGGTCGTGATGAAGTGGTATGTCCTCGGGTCTCTGTTCACCCCGCAGAGCCAGTGGTCGTCGGAGAACGAAGGGTTGTAGTCGATGATGGCAAAGCGCGTCGTACGCATCTTGAGCTGCTGCCATTCGATGTACAGGAGCTCGTTGGCCTCGTTGCAATAGAGGATGTCCCTCTTTCTTCCTCGGATCTTCTGCTCGGAGTCCGTAGAGAAGAACTCAGCCCACGAGCCGTTGCCGAACATGTAGGTCATCTCCGACTTGTTCAGCGCCCTCTCGTCAAAGATCTTCATCTTTATCAGGATCTCCTTGAAGTCGATGAACACGGATCCCTTGATGGACGGGAGCGTCTTTCGCACGATGCTCAGCCTTGTTCCGGGATGTATGAGACAGTAGCGTATGAGCCAGATCAGGGTGTTGTAGGTCTTGCCGGAACGCGACGAGCCCTGCTCGGATATCGTCGTGTAGCCGGCCGCCACCGCGTTGTCAATCTCAGTGAACACCCTTGTCGTCTGGATCTTTGCCATCGTGCCTATTCCGTTTCGGCTGCAATGCCGTCGTCGGCGTCCTCCGTCCTGTCTACCTGAGCGGCGGCGGTCACCACTTCAATCACCAGAGGCTCTGTCTTGATCTCCTTGCCCTTGCTGGTTATGTCGATGCTGCTCTGGTTCAGCTTCTCCCTTTCCTCGTCGGTCGCCATCAGCTTGAACGCCGCGATCTGTAGCGTCGCGTTGTCGCTCGCGAGCCACTTGTTTATCTGGAAACCCTTGGCCTTGGCCTTGTTGGCGTCGAGCGCCTCCTTTATTTCGGTTGACTCGTTTAACTTGTGATGGACGGCCTTGGTCTTCCGGCAACCGTAGTAGTAGCCGAATATGTGGTCAAAGAACACCAGCTTGTGTTTTTCGATGATCGCGACCATCTCCCTGATCATTTTCTTCTTCTCCCGCTCAGACAGCGGCCTGAACTCTCCCTGTGCCATAATTACCTCCTTCTCGTGCATTTATAGTCCCTTTCCGTCAGTTCCGCGTACAGAAGGTCCAGCTCCATGTCATTCCCGCACTCCACTTCCAGGATGAACTTGTCTTCCTCGGAACCTTTTTCCTTGGGTTCTTCCTTCGGTTCCTCACGTCCCGGCTCGGCCCATTCTATCTCCTTTCCCCATTCCTTGAGCTCCTCCGTATCCCACTCGCTCGACAGCAGGTCCCAGTCGTCATCGCCGAACTGTATGTTGTGCTTCATGACGTACGCCCTTATCTTCTCCGCCGGAAGGTCCTCCGGAAGGATGACTGAAGGTATGGTCTTCCATCTGAGCTCCCGGCATACCCTCAGCCTCATGTTGCCTCCGATCACGACATACCCGTCGCCGAGAGGGTAGAGCACCACCGGATTGTACCACATGAACTCGGGATCTTCGGTGATGGAGCGCTTCAGGTCCCTGTACCTGCTGTCGCGTATGAACCTCGGATTCTTCGGGACGCCCGGTATCTGGCCGTCATTGAGGCTTATCCTCGCCATCTCTGTATCTCTTATCTCTGCCATCCTATTTGCCTTTCAGAGCCTCCTTGCGCTCCCCGTTGATGAATGATTCGGTGTATATCAGCCCGTTCTTGTAGCAGAACTCCTTGACGGCCTTTCCGCCGCCGTATATGAGCATGTTCGGTGCGTCGCATCCGGATATCCTCCGCGCGATGTCCACCTCCATCTTGGTGTATTCGAGCCTGTCGGAATAGCCCCTCGTGCAGAACGCGTTGTATCCTTCCGGGATGCCGAGCTGGTTGTATCCGTAGAACTTGCTCGCCACATTGAGGTCGGCGTAGACCCTTATGCCCTTCTCCTGTAGCCAGCGCGATATCCAGCGCTTCTTGTATATCATGTGAAGCCCGTATGCTATCGGCGTGGTCTCGTACAGCGAGAGGTTCGGCTCCACGATGACCTTGCATCCGCTGTTCACCAGTTTGCTCGGGTCCTTCCAGATGGCCTCAAAACGGTAGTCGTCCACGTAGAAGTGGTAGGTCTGCACGTCGGTCCTGAGCCTCGAGTCCGCTCCCCATGGGGCAAACGGCACCACCAGCCCAGGAAGCGCCTGCATGCTCTTCAGCAGGACGGGGATCTCGAAGTCGTTGTCGTAGTTGAATATCCTGTCGTCGAGGATCATGTCGGAAAATGACGGAGCGTCGTCTGAGGGTTCAGGGACAGAGGACGGCGAGGGATCTCTGCCCACGCTGTCGGCAGGGCCGGACTTGACTGCAACGGAGTCGGGACTGCCTCCCTCTTCCTCATCCTCGTAGTCCTCATCCTCGCCCCAGTCCTCCTGGACACCCCAGTCGGTCATCTCGGCGGCATCCCACTCCTCCTCGATCATCTCCCAGTTGAACTCGCCCGCAGACACATTGTCCTTCGACGCGTAGGCCCTCAGCTTCTTCTCGGATGTATCCTGTGGAAGGATCTTGCACGGCACCTGTCGGTATCCCATCTCCAGACACGCCCTGAACCTCTGGTTTCCGCATACGGCCACATACCTGTCCCCGTGCGGATACACCACTATCTCGCGGAGCTCCAGCATCTCGGGGTCGTCCTTGATGGACTTCTTCAGCCTTCTCAACGCCTTGGCCGAGATGTCGCGCGGATTGGCCGGAAGTCCGGGCACCTGGCCGTCATTGGGCTCGATGAGCCCTATCTCAAGCATCCTTGTCTCCATTTCTGCACTTTTTGTCAATCATACGCAAAAATGCTTACAATACAAGCACAAAACAAGCCGAAATGGCGCAAATTCTTGTCAATAGTATATAAAAAAGCCCGCCACCCTTGCGGATGACAGGCTGCGAAAGGAAGAGAAGTGCATGTAGCGCTATTGCTCCCTTTGTTCCAGGTACTTGTTGTAGTACCATCCGAGCATGTCTTCTCCCAACTCATCCCAGGCGTCCAGCTTGCGCATCAGGGCGCCTGCTCTGTCATTGAGATTTCTGATCACCGTCATCTGTTCTTCTGTGGCGGTAAACATCCCGATTTCTCCGGCGAAGTACTCGTCGAGCACCTTCAGTTCCGTAGCTGTCAATTCAATCTTGTCCATAGTGGTAGGTTTTTTATGTTATAGATTATATTTCTTCACGATGCTGTAGAGGGCCTTGTTCCACTTGTCCTTCTTGCCGTGCACCCTCTTGGTGATGGCCTCGGCGAAGAACTCGTTCACATTGGTCTGCGAGTAGTCTCCGTATCCCGCCCTCTTCTTCTTTCTCCACTCCTTGTACACCTGCTGGATCTCCTTTCCGGCCGCCTTCTGCGCCTTTCCCTTCAGGTGCGAGTTCCATGTGGCGTGAGCGAGCTCATGCGTCACTGTGTGGGCTATAGGCTTGTTCGTCTTCGTCGACCATCCCGTCTCATAGGCCTTCTTGGTCCTGGCCACGATCTCCGACTTCTTCATGTCGAACACCTTTGCGTTGAGTACTATCTGATGGCTCTTTCCGTCCGCCTTGCCGGTGAGATGGACTCCGTTGTAGCTGTCCGGCAGGTCTCCCAGCTTGACTTCCCTCTGCCTTACGCCGAGTACCGAGTGATATCTGCTTATTGCGCTCTTGACCTCCCTGTACACATCCTTGTGCGCCATGGTGGCGAGTCCCCTGAGTTCGCCGACGGTGCCCTTGAAGGTTGCGTCACCCTTCGCGAATCCTCCGGTCTTGCGCACGCTTCCCGCTGATTTTCCCATAGTTATGCGAATTTAATGAAAAATTACGGTAGGCATTGCAAATATAGCAACATTCGGCAAAGCACGTGCACGATGCTGACAGATAGTTTATAATTTCATGAACATAGGCAGTCCGGCATAGTCCCATGCAAGCAGCGCGGCGTCCCTCTCCTCCTGGTTTGTACGCCCTCTGGATATCCTGGTGAAGCAGACCAGCTCTTTGTGAGATATCTTCCCGTCCCTGGTGCGCCACACTTTCTTTAGCGGCAGCTTCTCCTCCACCGGCAGGCCGAGCCACCGGCATATCTCCAAGATCTTGATGCCCGCCTCATGGTTGCGTCCGACCCTGTGGCCTATCTCCCCGCAGGCGGCCTTGCTCCTGCCCGACTGGACGTGCCAGTTCGTCTTCTCCCTCCAGCTCGCCTCTATCACCACCTTGATCGTGAATCCCTCGGCGGCGGATCTCTCCTTCAGCGATTGCAGCTCCTCCAGCAGATCCGTGAACGTCATCGTGGTCAGCAGCTCGAATTCGCGTCCCGAAGGCCTCAGCAGCGCCACTCCGCTCCTGTCGCAGTCCGGGTCTATCCCCAGAACATAATCATACCTCGTCATCATTTCCCTTTCTCCTCCACGATGTCCGGCAGACGCGTTATGTAATGCACGCCGCCGCGCGATGTCTGCGCGAATTGCATGCCCACATCCTTCTTCAGCGCATTGGCCATATATATCAGGCTCCTGAAGTTCAGAGACGAGGGAATGACCCTTGTCTCGAGAATGCCCATCCCGGTGAGGAACTCCTTGGCGCCCCACTTGTAGGGCTGCCGGCTCTTCTTCTGCTGCTTTTCCATCGTATCTTTTGTTTACAGTCGTCAGTCTCCGCTTGATCCGTATCCTCCGGCGCCCCTGTCGGAATCCTTCAGCGCCTCGGTCTCCACGAGATGCACCTTGGGGTAGGGAAGGATGATCATCTGCGCCACCCTCTCGCCGATCCCGTACATCTTCGAACGGGAGCCGGGCGTTATCCTGAACTTGGCGCTCACCTCGCCCCTGTACCCGCTGTCTATCACCCCGACGCAGTTCGTGAGGTCCAGGCTCTTCCTGTACACCGAGCTCCGCGGGAATATCAGCCCCACATGTCCCTCCGGGATCTCGAACGCAAGGCCGAAGCCGTAGGTTATTATCCCACCGTCATCCAGACTCATCGTTACCGCCGTCAGATCCATGCCCGCATCGCTCGGATGCGCGTAGAACGGTATCACCGCATCATCCCTCAGTCTCTTAACTTTTACCTTCAGTTCCATTTCTTCTTGTTCTAAGTCAGTGTTGTAAGCCGCTCCGCAATCCCGCACTTATCAAAATCGTGCCATTGCGGAGCGTCCGGAAAATTAAATTCTATCATACCTCTCGCCGATCTGGCACTTGTACAATGTCACTTTCATAGCAGTCTTCCTTTTTCCCGCCTCTCCGCCCTCATCAGTATGAGCGAGATGTCGCGGGCAATGTTATACACCTGGTTTTTTCGCGGGCAGTTTCCCACCCTGTTGAGCTTCGCCACGGCATCCCTGATCCGGGCGACCTCCTTGTCCGACAGCGTCATTTTCGGAACGATGAATTGTCGAACACGATGACCTTCATCATCTCGTTGAACCTGTCGGCGACCCTGTCACCGTACTTCTTCCTCACTTCCGGAGGCGTTATGTTGGTCGTCACGAACGTGAAGTTCTGTCTTCTGTACCTCTCCTCGATGACCTCGATCACCGGATTGAGTATGTTGCCGTAGTCGAGCACGTCCGTCGCCTCCAGCCCCATGTCGTCAAGCCCGAGGACAGCCACGCCCTTGTAATGGGCCAGGCCGTTCTCCTCCTTGGCCATCTGCGCCACCTTCCTTGCCGACACCACCTCCGCGAACCTTCCGCTTGCCGCCGGACCCTCGAGCCTCCTGAGGTACTCCGAGACAGTGAAGAACGCCGCCATTGCAGTCGTCTTTCCGTTCCCGCAGTTCCCGCAGAGCAGTATGCCGGTCTTCCAGCTCGTGTCGCCCGTCATGAACTCCGCAATGCTCCTGAGATTGTCCAGCACCTGCCTCTCGTTCCTTGGATGTCCGCCTCTTATCTGGACCTCCCTCGCGTAGGCTGACGTGAGCATCATGTAGGCGTCCTCCGGGCTGATCTTCCACCTAAAAAGGCTTCTGATACTCTTCTCGCGTGCGAGCCACTGCCGGAACGCCTCTGCGTCTATCAGTGTCCTGTTGTCTCTTGTCGCTTCCATCTCCTGTCTTCCTTTCAGCTTGCCTCTCCAGCTCCGCGCGTCTTCCGATGTGATTCCAGAAGTGGTCCTTGAAGTCCTTGAAATCCGCCTTCTGCTCCTCATTGTGCTCGAGCATCATCACGAACTCGTCGAGCCATGCCAGCACCACCTCCTTCTTCCTGTGCGTCTTCTGACACGCCATCGGGATCCATATGCCCTCGCTCACATATCTCGCGGCATAGTCCCTCACGGTCTCGCGCGTACGCGTGGTAGAGATATTATTATTATTATTAATAAT